AATGACGGTTGAAATTCTATATCCCATGTGGTGCCTTTAAACGCACCACTTTTCATAGTAACATCCACCATTTTTTGAGACATGAATCTATAATCAGTTTGAAAGTCTCCTGCCTGATTTTCAAAATGTAGCCCAATCGGTACAATTCCATCATATCGCATTCCTTTTACAAACTCAATTTTTGCACCGTCTTGGTATTCTGGACATTTTAAGTGCAAATCTAATTTGTTTAAATTATGTAAACCAAATACGCCATCTAATGTTGTAATAGGGGAGTGGGTTGTACAGTTCATTAACATTTTTTTATCATCAGAAACTGCATCTGCGTATGTTTTATCTGGTGTTGCAGTTACTCTTACAATAGGAATTACACCTAATGAATAAGTATGAGCTACTACATCCTGTAAAAAATTTTTCATATTACTTCCTTTATTATTTCGTTTATTATACTATTATTTTAATGATATGTCAACCGTTATTTAAAACTCAAACAATGCATTTACGGATGAAAACTCATTAGTACTACTTAAATCCCATCCTAACACACCAATTAAATTGGATACCTTTTTATCAATGATTACCTCTTCCATTTCTGAATGATCAAATGGTAGTTCTTTGAACCATTGTGGTAATCTGAGTTCATCTACTGGATATGCAACACTCGCAAATCCGATTGGATTTGGTTTAAGTTTACATACGATAACTTTTGCACCATCAGTAATGCTCATCGAATACTTATCACCATACACATTTTTTAATGTATTCCAATTAATACTTGCGCGAACATGACCAGGCATATTCGCTTTTCCTTGGTGTTCTTCTAATGCTTTAAACTTAGTGATTTTATTAGCACGTTTTGGTGAACCTTTTTCCCAGCCAGGTCTACGTTTGAACATTTTTCTAAATTCTCTAATTTCGTCTAAAATTTCTGATTTATCGGTTCCTATTAATACCATCTCAAGAATATGACTTAAGAAATTTTGCATAAATTCTGGAGTATCTGACCTTTTCAAATCTAAGCCCATCGCTTTGATCTCACCCGGCTTACCATTAATATCTTTACGCTTACCTTCTTTATCGTATACCAATACTGCATATCGTTTTTTAGTAATGAAAAGACCTTTAACACCAACAATTTCACGACCAGCTTTGATAACTTCTCCACGAGATTTTGGACAATGGAATGCATCTAACATAAATTGTTGGAATGTACCATTTACCATTTCACCAATTTCATCATAAAATGATGAAATGTCTTCTTTAGCCCATGGAATAGTTCCATTTTTAATATCAGCTTTCAGTGTAGAATATGCTGAGAAATAGCAGGAGTCAGTATCACCATATATAATAGATTTACCAATGTGATTATAGTCACCAGTTATTATTCTATTAACTTCAGCAGCCATGTGTTTAGCAATTTGTCTGCCAGTCAACGTAGTCGATTGTCCAATACGCTTATCAAAAAATCTACATCCTTGATTAAGAATTGCACCATACAAACTATTCAAGTTAATTTTTTTAACTAACTGGCGCTTGTCCCAGTACTCTTCTGCAACTTTATCACCAGCCTTAATTGCTTCTTTTAATTTGGCTTGCATCTCTTTACGTTCAGCATACCATCTTTTTAACAATCCTGGGATTATACCTTCACGTTCATGCGTGAATATGGTTCCATTTGCACTTAACATCCATGGCTGATTTGATTCATATATTAACCGATAAACTTCAGCAGCACTTACTGTATCATTACCACCTTCTTCCCAATCAATAATAATCTCTGTTCCAATTTCTTGGTTTACAACCGCATCATATTCTAGAGTCCCAAATTTCCCTTCCCAAGCGGCAGTGATCGATTTCCCCCTCGCTAATTGTGCTTTAAGAAATTCATCCGTCATTGCCGGGCGGAGTTGACCAATAATTGTTTCAGGCCCCATATTCAATGCACGAATAACTGATGGATATAGTGAGTTAATATCTAGTGAACCAATCCAATCATGTAGCCCTTCTTTTGGAAATGCAACATATGCACCAGCGGCCATGCCATCATTAGTATCTGACTTATTTCTATTAGGGACTTGGAATCCTCTACTATGTGCTTCATTAATAATTGCTTGTTCAGTAACCGCTACTGCGCCCATTGTAGTTTGTAGTAATACAGTATTTTCATGAGCAATAGCGTTTGCCAAATCTAAAAATTTTAATTTTCTATCAAGTTTTTCAAGAAGCATCGTATCTTGTCTATTATATTCAATGAAAGTCTTAAAATCATTGTTATATAATTGATCAAGCGTTCCTTCATACGCAGTTTTATGCTCACCTAACTCATATTCAGCAATTGCATCTAGCCGATAACTATGTCTTTCTTCATATGTATATTTTCTATATAATTCAAGACTATCTAAATGTACTCTACCTACGAAATCATATGTCACGGCATCCTTGCCATATTTCTCGTATTCTCTACGTTTAGGCAATTGACCCCATAAACAAAATCTACGGGTATCATCTTTACTTAATACTTTTGTTACCCTATTTACAGTGTACGGTATGTCAAATCCTTCACTATTCCAACCACTTAATACATCTGCATCTTGAATTAAATCTAAAAATGAATCTAACAGTTCAGCTTCAGTCTTGAATAGATATGTATTAGGAAATTCTTTTATTTGTTCCTCGGCCTGTTCCATTGTTAAGGTTTTAGGTGGAATAGCAAGGCAAACAAGAGTATCTAACCATTGTAAGTGAACCGCAATTGCAGTAATTGGCATGAATGCATCGTCTGGAGCAGCATAACCAGGACCAGGTTTCAAATAGCTACAATCTGCAATATTAACCCATTTTTTTAATTTTTCATCATAAACTTCATAATCATCTTTATTTTGTATATTACTTAGTTCAAAAACTGTTATTTCTTTTTCTTCTAATATTCCCATCATTCCCTCGATATTTTGAAATATACGTTACACAAGCACCATTTTCTAATAAACCATTATAATGTTGTAATCTATACTTTATTTGTCTATAAGTATATCCAGTTATAGACAACACATCATCATATGATGAAAATTCAATTGTTTCATTGTTGGTGATAGTCATCAAAAAAGTAGAGCTTTTCCCCTTTTTAATAGAATCACCACGTTTTTTATGATCACATTTTTGAACCGAATTCTTCATTCGTAAATCCATGTCTTCTTTAGACATTAATGATAATGTAGATTTTAAGGTATTGCTTACCTTATTATAATCATAGTTATAAATGCCAGCTTTATGATTTTGTAAAAACTTTTTTTTACGTTCTTCGCATTTATTAGGATTATTTTCAGCAAATTTAATTCTAGCGGCTGCATATGCATGACTAGTAACCCGGTATCCATTATATCCTTTTCTAGTTTTTGACATCCACCATAATGCATATACCATTTTTTTATAAAATATAGGTGTATCTTTGTATATTTTAACTAATAATAAATGACATATAAAATGTTCACGTGTAGATAATAATACTGTATTTTCTTTACTATTGTTGCCGCCACAGCTACGTGGTATTATATGGTGCTTTTCTAACTGTATATTTTTAGTTCTATTTTTTAATTGTGCTATATTAATTATATCGTTATATATTTTTAAATAATTCATAGTATTCTCCTCTAGAATTATTTATCATTATTACCTCGATATCAATCAATCATTGTTTTTTTCTGATTTTAACCATGTGCTGGGATGAAACTGCAAATGGTTGCATATCAGTCTCGATATCGAACCAAGCTACATTTAGCTTTGGTGAATCTTGGTTTTGGTATTGCTCACTTAAACAGACGAATACTGGATTCATGTCTGCTTCAAACAATTGTTTATTACTATTGATAGACATTTCTTTACGAAAGTCTTTTGTTGATTTACATACTACCTTAGAAACAGGTGTATCGTATATTGATCGGTATTTTCCTTTTGGGTCAGAGTAATAAAAGGTATGTTTTACTGGGTATTCTCTAAATTCCCGTTTACCATTAACTCTTTCTACAACTTTGATATAATCGCTATCACGATCAAAAATTGCATCTATATAACTCATACTGAATCCCCCCATATAGAGGCTTCATCTTCACCACGTTGTTTTGCTACATCTTCTGATAGCATTTCTTCAATTTTGCATGAACATCTAGCTTCACAATCGTGTAGTGATGGACATGTCTCACAAACTTCAAAATCGAAGTCTTTGTTAATTTCCATATTATATTCTCCATTTATGATTTCCGGCTCATAAGCACCAACAATGCAGGTGGGATAATTCCCACCTGCTATAACTATTATTAGATTTTTTGTGTAATATCCAATATAGCTTCGACTTCTTGCCAATCTTCATTATGATTGGTCCAATCGCCTTTATATGCAATTTTGATTGCTTTATTGATAATTGCAGGTTTGATATCTAATTCTTCTGCAATTGATTTGACTGTATCCTTTAAGCTTTCTCTTAGATCATCGATTTCACGCATGACTGTACCACCTTCGTTAATCAATTTTTCTAATTTAGCTTTTTCTTCTGGACCGTATGCTCTACTCATTTTATTTCCTTATATTGAGTTGTTTAAAAAATATATTATACAATAAGTTGCTTGTTTTGTCAAGCAGTTAAAAGAAAATGGCGGGATAAACCCGCCATCATTGACGTTGTAAATTTATTTACTTTCGATGTCGGCTAATAAATCACGTAATGACGCGATTGATTCAGCTACTGATTTTGGATATTTAGCATTATATGCATCTTGATCTGATTTTGCACTTGCTTGTGCATCCGCTGCTTTCTTTTTCAAATCATCGATATTTGCCTGTACGGGGTCAACACCGCCTGTTTTAATTTTTGCTAGATCTGATTGCATTGTTGCATTTTGATCTGCTGAAATTTTATGCCAATCATCAGCTGCTGCTTGTGTTTCTGGACCCCAAATACCATCAATTTTCAAATTAGAACCAGTCAATGCATTTAACATTTCTTGTTTTTTCATAATATCTGGATCTCCACGTTTTCCGTGTGGACCAGGCTCTGGATATGGAGCAGGTGGAATAGGGTTGTTGTTTAATCTACCTAATCCATATCCAAGCCCGAACCCAGCAATACCAGCGATCAATGCTGCTTTACCTGGGTTTTGTTTCAACCAATTTGCAACACCCATTTTTTGAATAGCTTGTTTTTCAGCTGATGCAAGCTTTGGACTACTCAACGCACTTTGTGATAATTTTTGTAATTCTTTAGGACCTAATGCAGACACCTTTTTTTCAACATCTCTAAATACAGCATCCGATGCCCCACCAGAAATACCAGAAGGAATGCCGCCAGATTTGCCAGCGCCACCTACAAATTCTCCACCAGCCCCGCTGGTACCTAATGCACCACCTGGTCTTTTTGCAAGAGCCCCACCTACATCATCCATTCCTCCACCG